TTCCAGTTCTTGATGTTCCTAGAACTTCAGCATATGCGCGAGAAGTTGTTGCATAAATTCCCTCGTTGACTTTAACACTTGTCAATACACTTGAAGAACTTACGTTGATAGTAGAAGCTCTTTGCGCAAAACGATTGACTGGCGTTGCATCAAAGAATAAATTTGCAAGTGCTTCTGGTTTTAAATTTCTGGCTGCGAAATTAATATCATTTTCACGAATAAATGGACTTAACCCAATCGGAGTAACTTCACCAGTGTCGCCTGTAATTGCGCTTTCGGTGAGGGAGAATCCACCACGATTAAGACGCGAAGGAATCGCACCTAATTCGTTTTCGTCTCTCGCCCATCTATTGCGACTAAAATCTTGATCTCTCCAAGCCATATTAGTTATTCCTGAGTAATGTGTTAAAAGTCGTCAAATTTACCGAAACTTTGCGCAGTTAAGAATCCATCTTGAGTCCAGTCAGGAGTAAAGATGTTTTCCACAGCAGATTGTCCAAATCCTCGTTGCGTTCCAGCCCAAGTTGAGTTTAAGAACGTTTCTGGAGCAACACCAGCTAAATTAATATCTAGTTGTTGTGTCACCCTTGGATCTATGTCAGATGCTGGACCAGCATAATGAGGAACTGATACGGTTGAACTCACTGAAATTGGCGAATTTCTACCAGAAATAACTGAATCATAATATGTCGTAGAGTAATATCCACCGCCACCAATTGTCTCAATAACATTATCAGTTAATGAAGAAGCTGGTGTTGTTTGTGTTTGACGCAATTCGAAGTATCGACCAATAGAATCAGTGATATATGGTTGATGCTCTAGCGAGTAAAAATAATCGCTTTCTGGTGTAAGCGTTACGAATCCTTCAAATTTAGCAATCATTGTTGACTGTACAGTTTCACTTGCGCCAGTTGTAGATAGTTTCTGCTCAGCAAAAGATGATTCTGTATATGGAATCGTTACAAATTTATCGCGAATATTATTTCCAGTTGTTGCTGGTTTTAGCGAGAAAGTTGTGATATTCTTATATGCTGAAAGTTTGCCGTTCTCAATTGAACACGCGAAATCGTTATTGGTGTCAGCGATTGTTAGGTCATTAAACTCATCTACCAATGTTCCATAAATTGGTTTGTTTACTTCTGGTGTGATTGGTGATTTAGGTGGATCCTGAATTAAATCCTGCTCAGATTGCTTTAGTGCAATAAAGTTTTCAACTTCAGCCAATCTCTTATCCATAACAGAAATATCTTTCATCGTATAACGACGATTGTCGATATACTTCAGATCGATTGACTGCAACGAAGCTGTGTATGGTGGAATATACAGCGTGTATATCGCCATTGAATCTTCGTTTTCAATTGGCTCTTTCGGTGTTAGTGAAGGAACGCCATTTAAAATTTTAAATTCTTTGTCTTTTGTTACAATAAGTTTATCTATGCGTGGTAGATAATAGTCATAGTCCAGTTCCATAGGATCTGTTGGACGCTGAATAATTGACCCATTAAAATCATAATTTTGGAATACCATATTAATTGCAGTATTCGTAGACGATGCGCTGAATGAAGAACTGACTGTGACAGCTGTTAAATTAATAACAGAATTAACAGTGCGATAATCGTTACCAATTTTAATTATAGATCCAGTAACAATAGGTGGCGTCAATATGTTTGAAGACAATGCTGTGTTAGATTGAACTAGAGTTCCACCAGAAGCCACATTTACGCGAGCATCGACAGGTGCTGTTGAATATGGTGTAACAGATGTTCCTGGTTCGCGGAATGGACGAAGGTCAATACAATCGCGAAGATTATAGTTTTTACCAGAAATGCTCTTGTAGACAGGAATCTTTTCTTCGTCGTAAATTGTGCTGTCATATGATTTAGCAGACAAATAACCAGTACCTGTATGCGTATAATAGTCAAATAGAACTGCAGTTTGACCTTTTGGAGCTGATGCACCTGGCTTTAAAATAATCGCAGCATGATCATAATAGTTATCTGTTTGACCACTATCAAATGTATAGCGATCAGTGATGTCAATCATATTTGTTGTACTTGGTATTTGAGTTATGTCGCCAGAATCATAAATCTTTTTAATCTTTACAACGTCAGAAACGAACAATGATTGTTTTTCGCCAGGCACTCTAGCAATAACACTTGATGATGTGTACCAAGCAATACCATTTGATGTGTTCAATTCAACATCAGTATACCCTAACACTGGATCGGAGCTGCTTAATGTATCACCAGCAGTTAATGCTGAGTTAGATTGAACTAGTGTCTTATTGCGGCGGAAACTACCGTTAGCATTTGTAATTTTAACTGTAACATATACGTCACCAGTAAAATCTGTTCCTGACGCGCTATCTGTACAAATATCAATTGACTGACTTGTTGTGCGCTTTACATTTGCTGCGCCAGCAGTTAAGTCTACGATTCTACCTGGAGTTGTTCCAGTTGTAGGAACAACAATAATATTTTCAATTAGATCTGCATCAGAAACAACACTTCCATTCACACCGAAATCGTATGTTTCAGAGCCTGTGAGTGCAAGAGTCAAAGCACCATTCGTTGTGAAACTTTGATTCTTAATAATTTTTTTTCTATACAAATCAACGCTTAGGTCGCTATTGTAGCGGATATAATAGTTTGGCAATTCAAATACCATTCTATTAAACGATGTATCCTGAATAGAAGCACTTCCTAAGATATCCTTGCTAGTAGATGAAACATTGGCTTGTAAATTAGCTGACGTCAATGATGTTGTATTTGCTACCATAATAGATTCTGATGTGCTCACTGGCATAGAGAGCGAGAATCTTTGATTCACAACAATAGTTTGTGACAACTGACGATCTAGAACAGCAACTTTAGTAGTTCCGTTGTAATTTGTGATAATACCATACTCACCTGAAATCTGATCGATCATTGTGACCGTTCCACCAACATAAGCATCATTAGTTGATGAGAAGTGTGAACCAAGATTTACTGATGTGACGTTAGGGCTTTGAGCACCTGTCATTGAGATAAATGGATTATAATTTACATCTGTTAGATATGCATAGTAAATTGATGCACTAGATGTTCTATCAAGGTTTCTTAATTTTGCAGTACCGATACGAGTTGCATAATACTTTGATGACTCACCGCTGGACAAATCAACTTGATTGTTTGCAACGCAGTGAATGTCAACTTCGTCTAGGTTGTCTGAGAATATAATACCATTTGTAGTGCTGCCTTGAACATTGGCAAGCTGTATTCTATTTCCATAATACACAGAAAGATTGTAATCTTTACTAGACTTATAATTTCTTGCACGGTCAGCAGAAATTTTGCGAGTTCCAATTGTTTCAAACTCAAATCCTTTAACGTATGCTTTTCCTGGCTCTACGTTGATTATAAATGTTGATGTGTTTTCTGATTGACCTATTGGCGTGTTTGCAGTAATATTAACACGGAAAGGTTTTACAGCATAGTTGCCAGATTCATCATAGGTTCTACGCGCAAATGTTTTTTCAAGTTCAGAGTAAATTGGATAACTGACTTGACGTGTAATTACACCATTCTCAACACGCAACAGTTCAAAGAAACGACTATCGTCAACAGAATCTAATGTTCTCTTAGCCAAGACTAACGAGAACTGATAGCGATGAGCACCAGGAGCCTGATAGTTAAAGGCTTCCTGAGCTGGATCTAGTAGAGCATTATCAACTGACTCAGTGACAATTTCCTCATCGATTTCTAGACCAACTCTGTAGGTTGGTGTGCTAGAATATGGTTCAAGAACAATTGTTTGTGGTGCAACTGTTACGAAGTAACCGTCGACATAAAACACACCTTGATTGATAGAAACAACAGAACCAGTGCCTGTTGGTGCTGTTGTAGTTACGTTTGCAGAATTGCCACCAGCTGTTGAGATAGTTTGCCCAGAAGTAAATGAAGTACCACGAAGATACTTAATCATCAAAGTACGGTCGGCGGTCGTTGAATATGTCTGAATTACTTTTGCACGTGTTTTAGGTGCGCCTGAATTGAACACGGTAAGACCAAAAAAGTCTTCAAGGTCAATATCGTTTCCAGCAAATTGTGGGTTTAATTTAACATAGTTAATTGATGTGTCGAGCGTTAGGTGACCGCCAATAACTGGTGAGCCATCCTGAAAGATATGATCACCGAACTGCTTAATCTGGTTCTGTAGAATAGACTGAATTTGAGTCAATTCGCGAGCCTGAACAGCGAATCCAGGACGGAACAAAATACGCATATAGTTCTTTTCTAATGCGCCATTCGTTGCCTCGAAATCGTCCCAATACGGTGATGCGTTAAAATCTGCCATAAATTACACCTTAAAATTCTACAACAAGTTTGGTTGTTTCTGTTTGATTTTCGTGACGAGTAATCTTTGCTCTGTTTTCAATGTAAAGAATTTCTCCAGAGAAAATATTTATATCTGGTTCAATAACATTAAACACTTTAGCAAAGACTGACGGAGCGTCTTTTTGGTAAATCGTTTCGTTTTCAGCGGCAGCAACGTCGCCAACGATGTTGTTTACATATAAGATATTGGTATCATTGTCGAAATGCACTACCCTTGCACTAAATGTGGCAGTCGCAAAACTACTTCCAACATATACAGTTTCATTATGACCAAAATCTACTGGAGGGTTGGATGTAATAATTTGAGTGTACATTGGATAGGCTGATGCAGTTGCAAATAAACCATTAGCAAATTTAACGTCCTTAATAATAGAAATTTGTCTGATTAGGTCTGTGCCATCATTTTCTACTGGTAGATTTCCATCGACATCACCCTCAAAATCTACTGAAATCATTAAATCTGACCCACCAAGTTCTCTTTGTGGATCATATCCATGACCATATTGTGAACTGATAATTGCTTTAAGGTTTGCAGCTGTTCCTATTGTTTGTTGCAGTGGGTCGTTGGTCGTAATGGTTGCAGTTGTATAATTATTGCCGCCATCTAGAATATTAATATCCACAATCACACCAGACGCAACGTCAACACTGACGTTTGCCAATGTTCCATCGCCTGTAACCGCCACTACTGGGTAATTGTTAACACTACTACCTGCATAATAACCAGATCCACCATTAATAATCTTAATAATATCGATACGACCATCGACTGCGTTATCGAATACGATAATGTCGCGAAGAACTGGCATATACTTATCGGTGAAGAACTTATTCTTTAATCCAGTTGGGATTGTATACATATACTTCCATTTGTATCCATCGGCAGTTTCAACGTATGGATTTTCTGGCAATTCGCCACCTAATGAAATTTGTGGTTCGGTGTTAGAAACAATACCAGCATTATTGAACAAACATTTAAATACTTGGTCTTTAGAATTTCTGACATAAAATTTATTAGAATATTGGGTATCAGAAATGTCTACTTTAAATATGTTAGCAGAAGTGTACGCTGAAGTAAAGACGCTGTTAACTCGCAAAAAGTCGCCTTTGACATTTACTGAAACAACTTCTTTAGTTTCGTTACCTATCTTAATGATTGAACCTGCAGTCAATGCTGGTGTGGCAGAAGCCAGATTAACAACATTGGCGTTTACAGTATTTGCTAAACTTAATGATACGTTAACATTACCACCAGCAACTTTTGTATCAAGAATTTTAACGAATAGATTTGCTGTTTGATCATACGCAACATAAACTGTGTTGTTAGACCAGTCTACACGAGGGATAACTGGCTGAATATCGTTGCTGGTAATTCTTTTTAACAGTTGACCATCTCTAAACAATTCATTTTTATATTCAGTTGTATCGTGTGGCGCCGCAATTTCAACGTCATCAAATAATGCTGTGTTCGAAGTGTTAGCCCAAGCCAAAGACCGTCCAATGCAAACATAAACATTTGCGAGGGGAACGGAAACCATCTTCTCGAAGTTCTTAGCGTTTGTGATCCCAAAATCTTTGGTAATTAATGACTTCATCTTTTATCCGTTATTTCTAATAATTGTGTAAGATACAACGTTATATGTTGGATTCTTGAGGTACAAGACATTTCCTGTAGCTGATACTGAGGCATTTAAAGTCAATACATTGCCGCTGTTAGCTGAAACGTATCGATTATAAACTGTTCCAGAAATGTTAAAACTAATGTTATCTCCATTTTCTAAACTTTCGCCTATTGGAGAACTATTGGCATAAACAACAACGTCTGGATTACCGCTGGTTATTCTTAACCTACCATCGCCAAGCCCACCAATCGGACTTTCTAACCATAAGGTATTGTTATTAACAACGTTCGTGATAACTCTGGTATAACGCTTAAACTCTGCAGTTTCAGTTGTATTTATTACAAAAAGATCACCCACGTTGGCTCGAGTTAAAAATGCTGAAGTATTACCATAAAATACATTGCTGGAGTAGGTTGTATTACCATTAGTAGATTGAGCAGTATTTGTTGTGTGTAGATCAGATTCAATAACGATTTCGCCATCTATAATGTTTTTAAGAAGATACTTGGAGAGTAACTGCATACCAGCTGGATGAGCCACACGGTACAAGGTATCACTGTAATCGTTTAACGACCGTTCTGATGAGATTTCATATGAGAAATTGTGGTAGTAATCGTTGTCTTGGATTTTTTTATCTGCACTTAAGAATCCATCTGTGTTTAGATAGAATCCATTGTACTTAATAAGACCTCTTAAGAATTCTGCATTGGCTTTAGCAAGACCATTACCATAAAAGTGTGGGTAAGTTCTTTCCACTGCATCATTTACATCATTAAATGATATTGTAGCATTTGCAGAAGTGCTGGTTGGCAATCGTAGCGTTAGGTTGCTAGAGGTTGTTGCAACTTTAATCGGCAAGGATGTGTCTATAGAACCAGAATAATTGAAGACGCGAATTACGGTATTCGTTGAGTCAGCACGATAAATCTCGTCGACAGTTCCGCGGAAGGTTGCATCAGCATTTGTTGCACCACCCTGCCAAACTGAATCGCCACCCAAAATAATTTGTCCTGCAGCAAGATTATCAGTGAGGATATCTACAACCTTTAGAGAAGTTGTAGGCGTGTTAGCGTAATCGAATCCACGATTAATAATCTTAAAGTCTTGAATACGACCGATGTCTGACGTCTCAGCTGAAAATTCTTCTTCGTCGCTCAACAAAATAACATCCAACACCGCGCCAGTTCCAGTAGAGGCATTACCAGTATTGATGTCTCTAATTAATATTGTTGGTCTGGCTGAATATCCTTCACCGCGATTATCTAACGTGACGGTTTCTATAGTTCCAGTTGCATTTACGGTGTGATATGCATTAGCACCGTATCCAGTTCCAACAAATTCAATTACATTGTTTATGGTGTTATATCCAGTTCCACCATTTCGAATTAAAATTGTTCCGAGTTTACCTGCACCGCGCACATTAGGGCGGACATCTAGGAATAATGCAAAATTTAGAATGTTGGTTTGATTTATATTATTCTCAAATAATCTGTCAAGATATAATGTTTTAGTATTTGATGAACTTCCTGGATTATTTACAACATAATCTACCACTTCAGCGAAGTGTGCTGTATCGCCGACATCTAAGAATAGACGACATCCTGTGTAAAATCCATTAGCCAAACTATATGAAGCATTAGATGAATTTAAACGAATTGTTGGTGGTGTTGCTGCAGGATTATATTGAGAAAATTGACCTGAAGGAATACGAATAAATCCTTCGTCAAGAGAATAATCAGATTCAAATACTGAAATAGCATCAAAGGTTGGTTCTTCTTCAAAGAACGACCCACCATCTTTTAGATCTAATGCACTGATTCTTCCCAATCGTATTGTTTCAAACGTCATGGCTCTACCGATTTCGGTTTGAGCATTTGCATAAATTTTTACATTGCTCGTAGCATCTGGAGCAACGGCAAGTGCTGTAGCCAAAGTTGCAACTTTACTTGTACCATTATATGCGGAAATAACTGCTGAGTTCGGTGAACCTGCTACTCCTGTTCCGCCAACAATTTGCAAAACGAAAGACTTATACCAATCATTTACAGTGCTTGCTGTATATGTGGCAGTGTTTAGGTTTACCGTTGTTGTTGTATTACCAGGATTAGTAGTTAAATTTGCATATGCTGTAACATTATCAAAGTCATATTGTGTTGCGTTTAATAGAATATCATTTTTATATACAATAGCATCTGTATTGAACTCTATGTCTGCACCATTAGCACCAACATCGTTAACACCAAAAATGATGACATTAGCACCAATACCTGATGTTGAGAATATGCGAACTAGCGAATTCGGATCTTCTCTAAAGAAGTATCCAGGTTTAGTAACTTCGATGGATTCAATAGAACCTGTTGAAACATTATTAACAACAGCAACTGCTTTGGTTGCATCTGGTGAATCTGCTAACCCACCAAATAAAACTACTGGGTCACCTTTCTTGTATTTTCTACCAGTTTGTACAACGCCAAATCTGTTTCTAAACAAACTTAAATTAGATATCAAAGATATGATCTTAGATTTAAATTGCTTAATATCGCCGTTCTCATCGGTGTAGTTTACGACAAGATTTTCGCCAGCATCAAACAGTCGAGTTACATTAGACACATATATTTCTACGAACTCTCGACCTGTTTCACCGTCTACTGTCAGCACTGCTTTCTCAATCACACAAGTTGTTCTTGAGTTTTCGCCTACACCTAAACATTTTTCAAGAAGTTTAATGTTAAAGTTGGTGTATTCGCTTAATTCAACTTTGTAGAGTTTTACAGAATCATAGGTTTGAGGGATTACATCGTTATTAGCATACTTTGTATTTGCGAATGCGATTTCAACGTTCATGTAATCGCCAGCTGTATTAACAAATGTCACTAGACGACGATTTTCACCAATACGAATGTATGAGTTTGCAGTTATACCTTTAGTGATTAAGTTAAAACCATTAGCAGTAATTGTGTTAGCAGTTGCTGCAAATACGTTTACATTGCCACCAGGAACCAAAGAACTTGCATCTGTAAATGCCAAACGAAGTGCTTGTGGTAGTTTCCATTTACCGTCAGATGCTTTTAAGATATCTTCTTTAGGGAAATGAAGATCTACATCTTGACCATACAATGTACGAAATAAAAACTTAAAAGATTCGCCAGTACCTTTCTTAGAATAAAAATACTTGGCTGCTTTTAGTAATTTTTCTGTTGTAAACTCAGTTTCTTCAGGAAAATTTGGAATAATTTTAGATTTAAAATACTTAACGAGGTCTGCGCGAGTCTCGTCAATATCCATATAATCGTATAATTGTTTTCCTACGTTTACTGCTTTAGTATTTTGTTCTAGATATTCATAATACTTTTTAATCAGTGTAACAAATTTTGGGTGATCTGCTAGGACGAATCCTGGTAATTGATTCTCAACAAGCGTTGATATGTAATTATTTGCAAACATTAATCGACTGATTTAACTGTTATGTTGATTGCATTTATATCTTGGTCATCAATAGTAATAATGCGACTACGAGCAGATTCAAAGTTATTTGTTTCTGGTTTAGCCACAATTCTAAAGATCTTTAGTGGGTCTTCGATAGAAACTGGATCAAACTGATTAAGCACAATTTTACCTAACAAATAATCAATCGTTCCTGCTTCTGCATTTAGTGTTGTTTTAATGTTATTGTTGTCGAAGAAGTAACTACGCAATACACCATAGCGACCCTGAATATTTACACTAAACGATGCGGTTGTATCAACCTTATCCTGATAGTACAAAAGAGCAGTTGCTGTTGTATAGTTTATACCTGGTTTATCCACAATAACTTGTTTAATTTTTCCATTTACAATTACTGGATATGCATTTGCTCCAACGCCGTCACCATTAATCGTAATAAATGGCGCTGTTCCACTATTGATCATCGATGTTGTAATCTCATACGATGATTGAGTAGTTCCAGCAACAATATCTATAGACTCAACTCCAGAAGAAGTTCCTTCTGTTTCTTCAAAAAAACATTTACGAAGAACGCCTTCTGAGTCATATTGTCTAAATGCTGGTGTTGAATAAATTCTATACGAAGGATCTTCGCGCGAAATTGATGTACCGAAATCAATTGTATAGTTTCTTGCAGCACCAACTTGAGGAATAAATCTTTTCTCAATTAATGTAACTGCATCAGAATACTGAATAGAAGATTCTGAGTCATCTATATTTCGAAGCAGTTTGGAGATCTTAAATCTACCATTAAAATTATCTAGATCTGAATCTTTGTAGTTTATAATTGCATCTCTAACGATAGATTTTACTGAATCAGCAGAACGAGTTGTTTTAGTTTTATCATAAAATACTTCAGCAAAAATATTCAAATAGTTATAGTCAACGTCTACGAATTCAGGGATAATCGTAACTACAGAAACTGGTTTAATGATATTATTAATAACATCTAATTTTTCAGACTCTGTTATCTCAAATCCAAGCGTTGGTTTCGCTGCAATAAATACTCTTCCATAAATTGGTGGATCATTTTCTTCACCACCCCAAACGTTGACTGCTTCAAAGTATGGATAATTTTTATTGATCAACGCAATTAAATCTTCTTTAGTCACACCACGATTATTTGATACATATGCTTTTGGTGCACTGAAGCGAATTTTTGATATTGATTCTTGCGCAGTGCCACCAGAAGCTGCTTTAATTGGATAGATGATAGAAGTTGTAAATCCACCAACAGAATCAACAAGAGAAAACGCATTAGATTTGTTCGCTGCGGCACCGTCAGTGCGAATGTAGTTTACGATAACAATGTTTCCGCTGGTGAGAGATTTACCTAATACACCATCACCGAAATAAATTTTGTATTTACCGTTACGAGTTTCGTCTAGATAGTATACTGCAGCATTAGAAGAAACTGTCGTAGCATCTGTTGACAATGTATATCGTTCAGTTTTAATACTTGTTGAAGATTCTTGTACCAACACTTCCATTGTATTTGTATCAATCCCATCATCAGGAAGTTCGAATGAAGCAGATGGATTGTTTGTTGGATTATATGTAAATGTATAGGTCAATGGTTGACCTTGGTAGATGTACAGATTATCAAAACAAAAACGATTACATGTTGGATCGTAATTTGTAGTTTTGGCTTCTGTATTCACAAAGGTATATGAGATACCATTTAGTGGTGTTGACTGAAGTCGTGTAAAACGTGGTAACGTCAATGATGCTGTTGTGTCGCCAGTTGGTCTGGTAATTTGAAGGTTGACAGTTGCTCTTGGAGCAACAGAAGAAACAGGAGTGTAACCTAGCATCTTAGCATGGGAAACTACGGAATCGCGAAGAATGGCAGTGTCCAGAAACATCTCGTTGGCAATCATATTGTTATAATATGCCATGTAATGCGTGTTGTACGCGAGAACGTCAAGTAACGTACTCATGCCTGAGGCTTCAAAGTCGAAGTCAGTAAATTCTGATTGATCGCGCAGGAAGTTTTTTAGATTAGTTTTAATCTGCGCAAAGTCTAGTTCTGTAACAACTAGTTTTTGGTCTGTATTAGCCATTAACGGACCTTCTCTAAGAAAAAGTTAATTGTAACTGGTGCTTCAAGGTTATTAATATAAAATCTGATAGTAATATCATAACGATTTTGTTCTGGATTTGCTTGGACTCTTACACCATCTATACCGACGCGAGGTTCAAAATTCTTAATTGTGTTCTGTATTTCGGTCTGCATAATGCTTGCAGTAATAAACGAAACATCTTCAAACAACAAACTACGAATTCTAGAACCAAAATTAGGCTGGAATGGTTTTTCGCCCACATTGGTTAGAATTAAATTCTTTAATGCGCCAATAATCGCTGCATTTCCTGTGCGCTTGACGACATCCTTTGTTACTGGATGGGCTCTAAAATTTAGATCCAAGTCTTTGTAAACTCTAACGTCTAACGACATCTATACACCTCTCAGCATATTTAGCAAGGTTTGGCGCACGGATCTTCTGGAACGTTCACATCTGGGTCACCGCGATCAACGCCAACATTACCTTCTCCATCACCGATTCCAGTTCCTTGATTTGGTAATGGACCGTTGATTAAGTTCGTGTTATCAAAGTCAGTAATTGGTTCAATCACCGTGTTAGCTGAGAACGTTGGTAATGTTATTCCTGGATCATTGTATTCTTCATCGAAATCGTCTAAAATAACAATAAAATCGCTAGTGTTAGCGTCGCATCCCTGACGCTCAGGGTTAGGATATAGGATTAAATCCAAATAGTCATCAGAATCAGTTGCCTCGCCACCTTTTTTCTTTTTCTTGGAGCAAGATAATGAAAACAACTTCACCATACCTTTTACAAGACTCTTAACTGAATTTAACACTGCCTTATCTTGCGCTATGATACTTTTAATTTCGTCTCTTGTGTTTTTAAATCTATTTACTGTACTGTTAATTCTGTTTATAACTTCAGCGTCTGACAGATTTCTAATTGCATCATCGCGAAGGTCATATTTCATTTGGTTTAATTGTTCTCTAACTCGTTCCATTAATTTTTGTTGGAACAGAGACTGTGCAGCATCTATTGGTGACCCTGCATTTACTGTTTGGTACACACCATTGGCTCTTCGAACGCGAGTAGTAAACCCATTCATAAAGTTTGGGTCACCAGTAATTGTGCTCGGAAGCGTGAATGCGTTTACAATTCCATCTGGATCAACTAAATCTTCGTCCAATCCAAGATATGGAATTTCGTTGGTAACTTTGTAAACTGCAAAATTCTTAGTTGCTCTGAGATAATCGTCTACCACAATAGTTGTATCTGTAACTGAGACTACGATATATTCTTTTGCGTCGTAATAGATTTTATTATTAGCCTGTAAATCGGAAGTAAAGGTGGTTCCGACGCCAGTAATTACATTGTCCAAACAAACTGAGTTACAAACAAACGAGGTTTGGACTTTAAGTTCTTGATTTGTTTTGGTTGTTGTATATGCAGTGTTTACATTAAATGACGATTCAACATAGAGCGTATTGGTAACTGCGGATTCGTAAAATGGATTATACACTGTTAGATAATCGCCGAGCGAGTTAATTGTATTAACTTGGCGCACTTCACCATTTACAGAAATGTACATATTGGTGTTAAGTTTAATAGTGCCGCTGGTAGCGATTAAATGGTTTGCAAGGTTTAGAGTGCCTACAGAAGTCGTTGTAACCTTCACATTATCTGTTGTTGTATCCACTGATACAGTTCCAGAAGGAGCCGCAGTAAAGTTTTTATCAATAATAATTCTTGGCTGATTGTCTATAATTATTAAGTCGCCAAGTTCTGTTACAGGATACAGTGTTGCACTTAAATTTGGGCTAACTTGATTGCTAGAGGCAATGTTTGCCGTTGCTCCTGTAAAGACAACATTACCATATAATCTTTGAATTTCGAGTGCAGTTCCAGCTCCACCAGTACCAGAAAGATTATCTGTATGTGTTTGAAAATCTCTAAGTGCTCGAGCCAACGAATCTGAGTCTTCTGCAAGATTAACTAATTCGCCGATACTAAATCCAGCAATTTTATATGTGTCTGATTTTTGTTGCACAGCACCTAATGCATTTAAAAGGTCAGTACGTGCATTCGCAATGCTACCACCAGTTCTGCCGAAAAGGTTTGGTAGAGCTGCTTCTAGTCTAACTTGACCTTCTGGTCCAGTAAATTTATCTAAAAATGCATTGGCGTCATTAAAAAATCCACCTGTTGCTCTATCGAGTGGACCCAACAAATTATCTCTAATTCCGCCAGTTATTTTATTAACAAATTCATTTAATCCGTTTCTAAAAAAATCTTTACCTTTTTTAGCAGCTGCTGCCAAATCATTTAATACTTTTCCGAGTGCTGTGTCGGCAAAGTTGAACCCTCCATTTTTTGCAAATGGAACAGGTAGACACGAGAACATTTGTGCAAGTGTCTGGAGTAGGGGTAATCCTCCTATCAAGCAGAGGATAATCTTAATAATTTTGCCTATAATTTTACCTAGGAAGACACGATACTCCTCTTGATTCGTTCAGTTTCTTTCGCTGCAATTTTTTCTAAATTATCCAAATCTTTTTTTATGTTATATGACACCATATAACCAGTGTACTTTTGCTGCAGCCCATTCTCGTTTAGAAATTTTACATCTTCTTCAGAAAGAAGCATAAACTTTGACATTTTAGCAGTTATTTTTTGATAAGTTGCTAAATCTTTAGGTTTTAGACACATATTTATGCACCTGCCACATAGACGCCATCGATAATTTTACCAGGAGCATTTGGTGGCAATTTTTTATACTTGGCATAAAATGCTTGATACTGCGGTGGAATTCCTAGTGCGCCACCAGCTCGTTCTGCTGATGACCCAATCGGTACTGCTGTTTCTGCAGATTGCGATGTGGTTTCAACATTTACTTGATCTTCCACATTTCCTGCTGTAATTCTGTCGTAAACCGTATTTTCTGCAGTAACAACTTGTTCGCCAGTTGGTACTGTTGTGCTTAAACTTCTACTGCCATCATAGTTCAATCCAGTCTCTATTTTAATATTACTATTTTTTGGGAATACATCGCTATAAGTCAAACCAGCAGCAACTTTAGGTGCTAGAACTGGAGTTTCGTTTGCCTCTTTTTGTGCTTTTGGCGCAAATACTTCAGTTTTTGGTGCCTTTGATCTAGAAGGCACTCGACCAGTTGCAGCAACTATAGGTTTACCAGCAATTGCTGAGACTTCTTCTTTTCTAGCTGCGTACTCTTTGTCTACCCATTCTGGATATTGTTTATTTGGATTATTTTTTTTATCTACTTGTATGGCTCGAAGTTGGTCTTTTGTAAGTGGTGTTCCCTCTTTAGCCTCAACACCACCTATAGAATAAGTTGTATTGTCAGCCATGTTAGCCACCTTCAGGCAAATTAATAGGTGTTGGAGTAAAATCCGCTGGATTTAGTGGTGGTGGCTCAGGGAATACTGGATCAGGGACATTTAATGCTTTATCTGCAACTGGAGGAATACATGAGTTTGTGTCTTGAATTCCATATGTTTGATTTACTATACCAATAATTTGCGTTCCTTCACCAATCATCGCTGCCATCTTACCTTTAATACCAGCAACGCCAGCACTCTCGACCTGCGCTCTAACTCCACCAGAAACTTTAGCAGAAACACCTGCGCTTACCGAAGCAGTGACACCTCCAGTTATTGCAGCGCTCGTCAATCCAGAGGCTGAGAACGATGATCCTGAAATTGATGCAGCTTGTCCTGCGGATATTTTTGTAGCACTGTTACTTACAACCTCAAACCCATCGCATTCAATACGAATTTTACCATTTACACGAAGAAAATAATCAGAATCAATTGTTTCGTATTTTGATCCATTTACATAATTTCGATGGTCGCCCATGGTCACATCGTAACGACCTTTTTGAGATTTAATTTTTGTGTGTCCCTCAGGGAGGAACTCTAACGTAGAGCCTGTTCTGTGCGATAATTGTACACGTTCAAAATTGTTTGTGTCATCTAGTTCTAATGCATGCCCAGATTCAGTTTCAGTTACATTATTAAATGGATATTGTGCATTAAACGATGGATATGGTTCATCCCAAGTATCATTTGCCGCAGTTTGAATTTTGGTTATTCTTGTTTTTCTCTGTATATCGATGGTTGTTCCAGCAATTGATTCTGGAGCAACGCCATCATAACTTCCATCATCTGCTTGTCCACGAGTTGGTCTAGACAGTCTAGAAGTTGTAGGTTCGTTTAGATTTGCAGGATTTCTTTTAGGGACATCTTCTACAATCTTAACGCCAGTTGTATCTGGTACGATTGATGCTTCTTTAATTTTCTTAGGGAATGTTTTACTGGCTTTGTCAGCCTCAGTATATGGATCTGTGAATCCTACATTGTTTTGGCGAATTTCGTCAGGAATTCCTGGAACTGTTCCCATAATAATTGGATATTGCCCATCTTCGCCGTCGGCGAAAAATCCAAAAACCATTGTTCCTTCTGCTGGTGGCTGCACCGAACGAACACCATAAGGGACAATTGGATGCGCCCACGGAAGTTTATTGATTGGAATTTGATTCACATCTTCATTATGCCAACCAAAGCAACGGACTTGGCAACGTCCAAGCTCGAGTGGGTCTAGACGATTTTCTACTACGCCAAACCACCAAACAAAATTGTTTAATCCTAAGAAGTCTTTTTGCATTTTAAAATAATTTTGCTACTTTGTGTGAGTTGCCAGCAGCCTTACTTATCCGAGCTGACACTGAGTTCTTTGAAAGTTCCATAACAGTTTGTAATGAATTTGGAGTTATCACGTGTCTAACAGCAGTAATTAGATATCTGCCAGAATAGTATTCATCATAATTTTGTTGGTTTTCTTGATCAACGCTAAATGCTGGCATTTCAACATCTAGAGTAAATCCTACTGAGTACAATGGATTTCCTGGAACAACGCAATGAAGTTCAGTATTATTTATTGTTTCTATTAACATCTGACGTTGGGCTAAAATTTCCTCAACATATGTGTCATTAGATCTAACTCTTTTTGATATGAAATATGGTAAATTAGAGTGCGATTTATTGGTTAACCAATATCTAATCTTAGAGTCATACGCAGCATACACTGGTTCATTTTTTCTATTACTTGCATCATTAAATGGGAAATATCCATCTATCATAACATCTCTTGTCTTTTCGTCAAGAATAGAAATTTCGCCCTTTGTATATTTTTGTGTAATTAAATCCAATGTATAGAGTTTAGAACTGTACAACCCCTCGCGAGTTGCTTTAACCATATCAAATGTGCTGTTGAATTTAAAATTCTTCATCTTATTGATACTGTCAAATGGACTTGTATCTGGCGCAGTAGTGTATTGCGCTCTATCATATTTTAAAATGCCGAGTGACGCATTTTTGTACAAATTTATCAAAGATTGAAAATTAAATCCATTTTTATTTTCGTAAAAAAAGAATGGCGAATTAGAGTCGCCAAACGCATTCTCTGTTAAATATTGAATAGCATCGAGTGGATTTTTTCTTGTCAACACAAATTCAGATGGACCCTTTGACTGGTCAAATGCTGCTAATCTATTTTTGTTTACTTTTAAATCAGTTTGACAAATGCTCTTTACATAGTCAGAAACATTTTCGCCAGTGAACGATCTTGAGATAGATTGCTGATTCGAGAACACCAATTCATCTGAGCAGAAATGCAATACATAAGTTTGTGTTTGAGAAGCTGGGGATTTTTCTCTATCTGTTATTTTATAGACACGAAATACTTTATCGTATTTTTCCTTTAATCCAACTTTTTCGAATTTTATAGAAAGATACTCATTACCATGAACAGCAAAGTCACCAAGTAAATTGATGCCGTCTATCAATTGAATTGTGCCTGTGATGACGTGCTGAAAAATATCTTCATAGATATTAATCGTATTGAATATTTTTCTTAAATCTGCATTCTTGCCATTAGAACTAATAAGCGTCAATTCTAATAGTCTAACATCATCTGCAGTTCTAGGCGTATCATTAAGCATTTAAAACCCTTTCAATTTCATCGACCAATGATTCAACATATTCTGGTTTTAAAATTTTAATAGTACGTCTAGATTCATTAAGAGCATCTTCATGCTCATAGACATATACAGGTTTATATGTTGATGTCATAGTTAAGGTTGCAACTGTTGCAGTATTAACATTGGAATTATTAGCATAAAAGGTTATTGTTTTTGTTTCTGAATTAGCAGTTCCTAAATCTTTAATTTGGATTGCATTAGAAGAATAGTTATATTGCTCTAATGTTATGATGCTAGTATTTGTTGTTTCTGTTGTTGGTCCATCAACCTCTGATAGTATTTTTTTAACTTCTAATTCGTAATGATGAATTGCTGAATATGCTTCAGCAATAGAAGAATAGCCATATTGCTTTACTATCTTTCTTTCTA